TGACCATCGGTGCAGACGGTGAAGGCATGCATTCATTGGTTGCTGACGAATCTAGCACTGTGACAGTTCGTTTGCTGAAGACATCTCCGGTGAATGCTCAATTGCAATTGATGTATAATTTGCAAACTCGTTCATCAGCTTCACACGGCAAAAACTCGATAACAGTTCGAGACATTGCACGCGGAGACTTCATCTCATTGACTCAAGCTGCTTTCAAAAAGCGTCCAACTGTAAACTTCGCAAAAGAGGGTGGCATAATGGAATGGACTTTTGACGCGATCAAAACAAACACCATCCTTGGTGTTGGAACTCCTGAGGTATAAAGATGGAATTTGAACTTTCAGGCAACAAATATATCGTCGGAAAGTTGGACGCGAGACTTCAGTTTCATATCATCCGAAGACTCGCTCCTGTTCTTTCTGAACTTGCTCCTGCGTTGAAAAACAAAAACATTGGTGCGGAAGCTCTTGTTCCTTTGACCGGAGCGATTGCAAAGCTGTCAGACGAAGACGCTGATTATTGTTTGTTTGGTTTGTTGAAAGCTGTTAACCGTTTCCAAGGTCAAGGTCTTGGAACTGGTCCAGTGGCAACAGGCAACACATTGATGTACAGCGACATTGACGTTCCAACGATGCTCCAGTTAGCTTGGAAATCGATGAGCTTCAACATGTCTGGTTTTTTCGTCGCACTCCCATCGGATTTGAAAGAAGCAGTCCAGAAAGCAAGCGTGAAGTAAAATGGGTTTCGCTTCCTGATGGGGAGGACTGGTTGCTGCGTCCAGTGCTCAGAGGATGTTGCAAGTATGAAAGTTTGATTGATGGAACACTTTCCTTGGAAGACGTTTCCTTGATGAATGATGCAATAAGTGTTCAAGACGAAAACGAGGAAAGGTTCAGAGAGGCTAACAAATGAATGGTGACGTTATAAAAGAATTCCTTGTTGGTCTCGGCTTTCAGATCGATGAACAAGGTTTAAACAACTTCAATGCAGGAATAGGCAAAGCGACACTGATGGTAACAGCCGTTGGTGTTGCTGCCGTTGCTGCTGCTGCAGGAATAACAAAATTTGTAGCCGGTGTTGCAAATAAATTTGATGCCGTTGGCGACTTAGCAGATCAAGTAAACACAACTTCAGAAGCGATCCTAGAATTAGGCTACATTGCAACTCTAACAGGCTCAAGCGTTGCTGCTGCTGAAAATTCCCTTTATGGTCTCAACAAAACAGCCGGTGAAGCTTCTTTAGGCATCGGTCGGGGTGCAAAGATATTCGAAGATTTAGGTCTGCAAGCCAAAGACTCTAACGGAGACCTAAAAGACACAAGCGTGTTGATGAGCGAGATTGGCGAGCGCATAAAAGACATGGCTCGTGGTGAACAGCTAGCCGTGCTCAGCAAACTTGGTATTGATCCGACCATGGTTAATGCACTGACCACTGATGTCTCCGGTCTTGCTGCAGAATTCCAAACACTTTACAACAATGTTGGCATTGACGCAAATGCAGCAGCAGAAGATTCTAGTGAGTTCAACGACTCAATGGACAGAATGAAATTCACGATGGAAGCGATAAAAGACGCTGTCGGATTGAAGTTCATGAACCAAGTTCGGTTCGGCATAGACGCCTTGCGCAAATTCTTAGTGGAAAATATTCCTAAGATAATCAATGCTGTCTCTCCGGTAATCGACATGGTGTTGCGCATCGCAGAAGCATTCATCATAATTGCCGGTCGTGTTGGACAGGTCATTGGGGGCATAATTGGGTGGCTTTCTCGAGCTAATGATGCAACGAACGGATGGGCAGGTTATATTCTAGCTGCTGCAGCTGCATGGAAGTTCTTGAACTTAGCATTCTTGACGACTCCGTTAGGCATGATTCTTTCTCTGGCTGCAGCTATTGCTCTGCTGATAGACGACTTCCTTGTTTGGAAAGAAGGAGGAGACGCATTCATCGACTGGGACAAGTGGCTTCCAGGATTTGAGTCTGCAATGTCAGCTGTCAATGCATTCAAAGATTTGTTGACAGGATTTTTCACACTTATATTCTCTGGTTTGGACGCTCTTATAAGTCTTCTGACAGGAGACTTTGGTGGAGCATGGCGTGCAGCTGGAATTTACGTTGAGTCTTTCATAAGCATATTGAAATCAGCATGGGGAGTCATAAAAGGCATCGGAGAAGCACTAGGAAACTTTGCCGGAGCTACAATGGATTCTGTATTCGGGTCTGGAGCGCAGTTGACTCCAAGTCCACAAGCACAAGCTGCCGTGCAAGGCTCAAATCAGAATGTAAACCAACAAACTGAAATAAATGTGATAGGTTCTGCAGATCCAGACGCAACAGCCAGATCTGTCGCAGGACAACAAAGCCGTGTAAATGCAGACATGACAAGAAATATGAAAGGGGTTGCAAGATGAGTTTAGTTCAACCGGCAATTCCAGCAACAATAATTCCAAAGCGTTCGATTGGAGGATTTTCTGCGACGATAACTGTTGAAGAAATTTCAACGGATGACCTTGAGATAACTCAGCATCCCGTACAGCAAGGAGCAAATATAACAGATCACGCTTATATGAAGCCAGCGCAAATCGCTGTCAAGATCGTATTCAATGATGAAGATGCTCCGCTTGCTGAAACTTACACAAAACTTTTGCAACTGCAAAGTTCAAGGATTCCATTCGATGTTGTTACAGGGAAAAGACAATACAAAAATATGCTTTTCAAATCTCTGTCTCAGACAAACGATCTTGCTACAGAAAAAATATTGTCCATAAGCGCACAGATGCAAGAAGTTTTTATAACTAATGTTCAAGTTGTTTCTGTTCCGGAAAGATCCAAACAGGCAAATCCTGGAAAAACAGGAGCGACTCAGTCTGCTGGACAGAAAAAAGCGCAAACTTTGACAAATCCTAAGGAAAGAAGCGCAATGCGTGCGTTAGCAGGAGCTTAGCCATGGCAGAACAGACGTTTGAAATACCTTTGATAAACGTACCACAGAGCTTTGAAATTGAGCTTGCAGGACGCTCTCTGTCATTTGTTAACAAGTGGAATGGCGAGATGGGTCTTTGGATGCTGGACATTTCAGACTCTGAAACAGAAGAAGATCTTATAACATCTCTTCCAATAGTTTCCGGTGCTGACTTGTTGGCTCAACTTCAGCACATCGGCATCCCTGGAAAATTAATTGCTTACACAAGCGGAGACGAACTTTCTCCTCCGACAGAAAGCAATCTTGGCACGCAGTCTAAACTTTACTACGTGGTTGAAGTCGAATGAACGACAGCCAACAATACATAAGAAGATGCAATCTGATTGTTGCTGACGCAAAAGGCAATGGTTTGGATCTTTCTAATTTGCGCATCGTTTTCAAAGTCAAAAAAACTGACGCTCAAACTCCAAACATTGCAGAAATAAGAGTTTACAATCTTTCTGCAGAGACAGCCAGCCAAATCAAAAAAGAATTTTCATCCGTGCTTTTGCAAGCCGGTTACGAAAGCAACTATGGAACGATCTTTGCTGGAAATATAAAACAAGTAAGGCTCGGCAGGGAAAATGGAACTGACAGCTATATAGACATAGCAGCAGGAGACGGAGACGAAGCTTACAATTTTGCTGTTGTTAACACAACACTTTCATCCGGCTCTACTCAACAAGATCAAATCAATTCTGCCGCAAATTCAATGAGCGGAAAATCTGTAAAACAAGGAAGCATAACAGGAGTTGATTCTAACAAACTTCCAAGAGGGAAGGTTATGTATGGAATGGCTCGCGATTATCTTCGCCAGTCAGCATTGGCGACAGAAACAAGCTGGTCTATTCAGGACGGGAAAATACAATTCGTTAAGCTAACAGGCATTTTGCCTTCACAAGCTGTTTTGCTTAACAGCAAGTCCGGTCTTGTTGGCACGCCAGAACAGACCAATGACGGAATAACAGTGAAGTGCTTGTTGAATCCACAATTGAAAATCGCAGGACGAGTTAAGATCGACCAAGAAAATATAGCCGAAGCTAAGTTGCCTGACACATCGAAAAAAGACGTTGTAAACAAGCCTGTCGCGATAGAAGAAGACGGACTTTACCGTTTGTTGGCTGTTGAGCACAGCGGAGACACAAGAGGCAATGATTGGTATTCAAATCTAGTCTGCTTAGGCATTGATGCAACTTTGCCGGCAAATAAACAGGTGAAGAAAAATGGATAGAAACGAGAGGATAAACGATCCTGAAGAGGCTTTGAGACTTGCGATGGAAGCAAATCAGACAAGGATTTGGACTGCAATTCCAGGAATTGTCGTTTCTGCAGATTTGTCTGCTCAAACACTTTCCGTGCAGCCTTCAATCCAAGGTTCAATTTCTGACGCAGAAGGAAATGTTCAGTCTGTAAATTTGCCTTTGCTTGTTGACGTTCCAATTTGTTTCCCTAGAGCCGGTGGATTCGCACTTACTTTCCCTATAGCTGCAGGAGACGAAGTGCTTGTTGTTTTCTCTTCCAGATGCATAGACTCTTGGTGGCAGAACGGTGGTGTGCAAGCTCCTGCAGAAGTTAGAATGCACGACTTGAGTGATGGATTCGCTTTGCTTGCTCCGACAAGCCAACCAAAAAAATTGAGTGCAGTAAGCTCTTCAAATGTTCAATTAAGGAACAACGCAGGAGACACATTCGTTGAAATTACACCTTCAGGAAGCGTCAGATTAATAGCAACGACTTCTGTTGAGATTGAAGCTCCGTCTTTCTCTGTAGATGCAACAACTATAAATTTGACAGGACAAATAAATTTTGACGGTCAATTCACTCAGACAAATGGCGACTTCACAATAGGTGGTGTAACGTTCGGAACGCACAAACACACCGGAGTTGTTGCTGGAGGAGACAACACAGGTGGTCCGACAAATTGATTGTTTCTTTTTTTTGAAAATGAGAGCATAATACTGTAACCGGAGAAAAAATGAGATACAGAAGATTAACAGCTGATGGAGACATGAATTTTGGAAGTCAACAAGCTGACTTCTATCGTGATACGCCTGAAGCAGTTGCTCAAGCCGTTCTGACTCGTTTGAAACTTTGGCTTGGCGAATGGTTCATAGACCTGACAACAGGAACTCCTTACCAACAGGCTGTTCTAGGAAAAGGAAACGTTCAAAGCGTTGAGCCAGTTCTAAGAGCAAGAATTTTAGAAACAGAAGGAGTTACAGAAATACTTGATTTAAACTACTCTTTCGATCCTGAACAGAGAACTGCAACTGTTTCTGCAGAGATAAATACTGTTTACGGTCAAACTTCTATAACAGAGGTTCTATAATGGCAGTTGCAGATTTAGTTTTTGTTGACGCGAGTGGGTTTCACTACCCGGACTATCCTGCTGTTCTAGACGAATTGAAACAGGAATACCGCACCATATACGGCAGCGACGTTTACCTTGAAGAAGATTCTCAAGACGGTCAATGGATCTCAATCATTGCATTGGCAATTTTTGACACCATGCAAGTTGCTGCAGCAGTTTACAACAGTTTCTCCCCAGCAACGGCTGTAGGCGACGCATTGAGCAGAAATGTAAAAATCAATGGCATACGCCGTCTCGTTACTTCTTTTTCTTCAGTTGATCTGCTTATCGTTGGACAAGCAGGAACAACAATATTGAATGGCAAAGCAGAAGATGCAATCGGTCAAAAATGGCTTCTTCCTGCTTCTGTTGTTATACCTTTGTCTGGACAAATAACTGTAACTGCAACTGCAGAAAAAATTGGTGCTATTTCAGCTCCGGCTTCAACAATAACGAAAATTGCAACTCCAACTTTTGGATGGCAAACTGTAAACAATGCGCTTGCATCTGTTGAAGGGAATCCTGTTGAGGCAGACGCTACGCTTAGGCTTCGCCAGTCAGTTTCTACAGCTCTTCCGTCTCTTTCTGTGTTAGACGGAACTGTTGGTGCTGTTGCTTCTGTTTCTGGAGTTTCAAGATTCAAA